CGCCGGGCTGTTTGATAAGGTGGTAGGGGTGCTTTGCGCCCTTTGCAAGCGCCGTTACCTTTGCCGTTCCCGGCTTGCAGGCCGCGCCGCTTGCCGCCGCCGCGTTGGTGTAATGGGTGTTGCCCGTAAAGCGCACCACGTCGCCCACAGCGAACGCAAGCGTCGCCGGGGTGGTAGTTGTGCCGCTGGGCTTTGTCGTGCTTCCTGCGCCGTCCTGTGCGCCGCCTGCGGTGTCGTAGGTGATATACGGCAACTTCCCGTGCTTCGTCCACTTGCGCCCGTTCATGCCGGAAATAGCGCCAATGTTCAGGCACGCCGTCACCTGCACGCAGTTCTTGAAAGCGGGCGAACATTCGATGACCTTTCCGTCGCCGATGTATACGCCGATATGACCGGGCAACCAGACAGCTTCACCCGGAACAATGCCGCCGAAATCAGCGGACACGCCGGAACACTTCGTAATCATGGTGTCGGCCCCAAGATCGGGAACGCCGTTGGAAGCATAGGCCGCGCCGCCGTATGGCTTCGCGGCGTTTCCGCTCCAACCCCAAAGAACGCCTTTGATAAGGCATACGCAGTCGAACCCGTAGACGGGCGGGTTCTTATCCGCCGCCGCCCGAATCATCGCCGTTCGCGCGGCCTGCTTGTTGTACCTGTGATTTGTGCAATAGCGGGACACGTTCGCGCCTGTCAGGGGCGCACCGAAACAGCCCATGACGTACAGCGTTTTATAGTTGTCCACAATGTTTTGCAATTTGTTGATAAATTCAGACGCTTTCATTTTGCCCGCTCCTTTCGCGTCTGCGGGTCTTGTGGTCCCCGCCGTGGTATTTGAACCGCTGGGCTTTGCGACGCTTCCTGCGCCGTCGTAGGCGGTCAGGGCGTATGTTTCGATGATTTGAACCAGCTTGTCCGCATATTTCGGGTCGGTCGCATAGCCCGCCGCGGCGATTGCCCGGCACGCGGCTTTATAGTCCCGCTCCCCGATGACCGCTTTATAGCGGGCATTGCACGAAAGCAAGTCGGAATGATCGGCGACGCTTTCCGCCCAACTGCCATAGGCCCGGAAAAGGCCCGTCACGGTCGTAAAGGTCACGCCGTCGTAGCACTCTTGCGTTTTGCCGCTGTAAACGGCCCCGGTCCAGCTTGTCCCGGCCTTGATGCCGAACAGGGCGTTTCCCTTGACCGTCAAGCCGGATTTGCCCCAGCCGCTTTCAAGGATTGCTTGTGCTATCGTCAGGGACGCGAGGACCCCGCTTTTCTGCATATCCGCCGCGGCAAGTGCGCCCACCCGCTCGATGAATTTCTTTTGTTCCTGTGTCATGTGTATTCCTCCGTTACGGCTGAACGTTGTTCAGGTCAACGGGCATTCCCTCCGTTTCCTCCGGGTTTGCCTTTTTGATTTTCACAACGTTTTCCGCCTTTGCTTTCCACGAATAAAAGCCGATGACCGTTGCCGTCGGTGTCCCAACGTAGGCAAGAAAAACGCCAAGCTGTGAAACGTCGAGGACAACAGCCCATACGCCCACGCCGAACCCGGCGAAATAGGTACAGAGGACCGCCCAAAGAACCAGCTTTGAACACTCTATCTTCCGGCGGCTCTGCTTGCCCTCTCTGCGTCGGCGGGGCCGTCGTCTGCTCAACAGCAGGACGGCGGCGAACCCGCCAACCAGCCCGGCGGCAACGCTGAAAAGATAAATCATGCCGCGCCGCCTTTCTTACTCTTCGTGTTCGTGCCGCTCCCGGTTCTCGAACGTGTCAAGGCGCTTGTGCGCCTGTTTTGCGGACGCTTCAACGGCGGTCAGGCGCGTAACGACTTCAACGTTCGTTTTGCGCTGTTCCTTTTGCTCTGCCTTGATTTCGTCCGTGTTGGCCTTGATGTAGCCGATTTCGGTAAGAACGGTCGCGTCGCTCTTCGCTTCGTCGGCAACGTCCTTTTTCCCATTCCGGGCAAAGGCAACGTAGCCGAACACGATAGCGCAAATCGTACTAACGACGCTCAAACCTGCAAGCATTTCATTCATGTTCTTCACCTCCCGCAAATGAAGTCCCCGTAAACGCTTTTCAGCGAATACGGGGCTATTGTGGGCGGTGCTTCCTGCGAGTGATAAACCGCGCAGTCATACGCCCAAATCAAATAACGCGTTGTGTCCTCCGCCCAAATAGCAAGCGGCATAATGAAAAACCACAGCAGACCGAACACCGGGCAGATTTGACCCAGCACGTTTCCCGGCTGATTGCTGTAATCCCAAACGTCCAGCCCTAACCACAGGTTCAGGACACACCCGGAAATAAACTCTACCGCAAGCACGATAACGGCCCCGATGACCGATTGCACGATGACCGGGGCGCGGTAAAAGCGCGGGGCCTGATTGATAGCACCAACCAGAACCCCGCACAGCCCGCCTACAACGAACATAGACGGGTGTGAGTACCCACGGAAAAGCGTTTCAAATACGACGTAAGCCGCGCCCAGCGTGGCCCAAATCGTCAAGATACGTTTCACGCGTCGCCACCTGCTTTCTCGATCAGCGCCGCCATGCTTGCCGCAAGGTCGGCGGGCAGGTCCGCGCCGTACACGATAGCCGGGATTTCATCAAGCCCGGCCCGTTTAATCCACGCGTTCAGGTGGTTGCAGTAAGTGCGGTGATAGAAGACGTGGGCGGTCGCGGCCTGTGTAAGCGCGGTGAATTCCTCCGCGGTATACATACGGCAAAGTTCACCGTCGGCGTGGTACGGCACTTCCTCCGCACCCTCCTTGACCGTCTGGAACTGTGCCATAAGTTCGGTTTGGTCGTGTTCTGTCAAGCTGTAATGTGCGCCGCCCACGTCGATTCCGGCATAGATAGCCGCGGAACACGCAAGGCCGATTTCGGCTTTCTTCGCCGCGCGGACCTGCTCAACGTCGTTCCAGTCCTGCGGCGGGGTCACGCCCAGCCGCTCCAACTTCATATCACGAATGCTGTCTTCTCTGTGCTGAATGCTCATTCAAAGTTACCTCCCGCAGACGTAATGAAGCAATCGCCCGTTGCCGTTCCGCGCTTTACCTTGATGCGGAAATTGTAGCCCCAAGCGCTCGCCGTTTTGGTGGTGTTGGAAAGGAAGAACTTACTTCCGCTTACGACGTTTTGCGTCACGTCCTCCCACGTCGGGGAAGCGTCGTTGCCGTTGTTGCAGACTTCCACGGTGAATTTTGCACCTGCTGGAATTTGACGCACGACAGACATGATACCTTTTGTCACCATATCATCGGCAGTAAGCGGGGTAGCAAGTGTAAGTTCGATTTCCGTTTCATTTTTCGTGAACGTATACGTCCGGGTCGCGCTTCCGCCGTAGTTGTCCGCCGCAACGATTTTCAGCGTATGGGACCCGTTCAACAGCTTCACCCACTCTGCGGCGGTGATGTTGAACGAATAGTTCTGTCCGCTTGTCGCGGTGTAGGAACGCTTCTGCGTGCCGTCGATGTACTCCGTCACGGTCAAGGTCTGCCCGCTGTCTTCGTCCGTTACGCTGTAACTCTGCGCGAACGCGGCGGTCTTCGCTCCCAAGTTGGAATCTGTGCCGCTGATAACGGGCGCATGGTTGTTTACCACCGTCCGCGTCGCGCTGGTCTGATACGCCGATTCCGCGCCCGCGCTGTCATACGCCTTGACGCGGTACGCAACAGAGGTCCAGCCGAACGTGATTGCGTCTGTGTAACTGCGGTTGATGCCCTTGTATACCTGCGCCCATGCGCCGCCGTTGACCTGCCGTTCGAGGATATAGCCGGAAAGATTGCCGTCTTCGTCCGTGGAAGCCCCCCAACTGATAGACAGGCTTTCTCCGCCGCGCACGCTGGACGGAACCGTGATGGAAGAGGGCTTCGAGGGGGCGCGGTTCCAAATGATCGTGTATGCTCCGTCGGAATCCGGTCTATCAGATACCAAGATTCCAGAGGACAAATTACAAAGCGGGCGAACGCCGTAGTAGCCGATGTAAGCGTAGTACCAGTACATCGCGCCAGAGGAATCGACGCTGCGGACGCCGTAAGAGTTGGACGCGTAAGCGTCGGCAAGCCACCACCACCACGGCGAATTTACGTTCAAACTGCTGTTCGTGTATTCGCTCTTGCTCACGGCTTCCGCCGTGGGGTAGGCAAGGCGGGAACTGTCGTTGCTGAACAAGGCCAGCTTGCTTCCCGCTGTCACGTCGCCGGACAAGCCGACTTCCGTACAGGTCGCAAGGAAGATTTTGTCGGCGCAACTCTCCGTACCGCCGCCGTCTACGGTCGCCTTGCCTACGGTGTGGGTCGTAGTCAGCAGAGCCGCAATGAAGTTCGCGGAGAAGCCCGCAAGAAAGCCCGCTTCCGCGTCGTATTCGTTGTAGTTGCTCCATACGTTCGCATTCGTCGGGGGCGCGTCCGCGCCGTGCTGGGCGCTGTACCACTTCCCGGCGGCGGCCTGACTATTCAGCCATTGCCGCACGTTGGAAAGGGTCCAACGGTTATTGCCGTAACTGCGGCGGTCGCCGTCGCTGTTGCCGGATTCGATAGCGTCAAAGCATTTCAGCGAAATAATGCGCTCCGTAATCAGGGTCACAGCGCCGGACGGGTAGCCCGTGTGTCCCTTGTCGGCGATTTTCCAAATGATCGGCTTACCGTTGTAAAGCGTGCCTGTATCTTTGACAAGCGCACCGACGGCAAGCGCATTCAAACTTTGGGCCATTGTTTTTCACTCTCCTTGAATAGATTTTGGAACAGACTGTCGGTTTTCTGTATCAGGTGATAGCAGTTTCCCTTTACGGCGTGGCTCCGCCAACTTCCGTATGACTGTTCAATGTCTGAAAGGCTGATTTTCTCCCGGTCCAGTAGACCGCGCTGTTTCTTCAATTTGCGTTGTGCGTTACATTTGCTTGACCGCCGGACTTTGCGAATGATTTTGCCCGATTCGGTCAAGTAGGTGTGGAAGCCCAAGAAATCAATACCGTTCCGCAACGGGAAAATATTTGTTTTCTTGTTCATCCGCAGGCCCAGCCGGGCAACGTATTGTTCGATCTCGCCCCGGCAGTATTGCAAATACGCCTTGTCCTCATGTATCAAATAGAAATCGTCCATGTACCGCCCATAATAGCGAATACCCAGCTTTTCTTTTATGAAATGGTCCATGCCCGAAAGATACATGACGGCGAACCATTGTGAAGTCTGGTTTCCGATAGGGATTCCCGGATTTTCCGTGCTGTCAACGATAAGGTCAACTAACCACAGAATATCCGGGTCTTTGATGTACTTCCGCGTCATCTGCTTTAACGGTTCATGCTGGATTGAATAGAAATACTTCGATATGTCGCATTTCAAAACCCAGCCGTCCGAATAGTGCCGCACTTCCTCCGGGCCGGGCGGCGGCAATCCCGCGGCCCGCCGCTCCCGCT